CAGAATACGGTTTAAATATTAGAAATAATTCTGGTATAGCGTTGGGTGTTGATGGCACATTTAGATTAACCACATCCATAACTTCTTCCTCAATATATAATGCAACTCCTGGCAGCAGTATAGATCTACAAGTTAATGCAGAAGGAAGTGCTAGTACTACTTTAAGAGTTATTGGTAATAAAGTTGGTATTAACGTGTTGTCACCTCAAGTGGCACTAGACATTGATGGTAACATTGCTGTAACTGGTAATATCAGAATTTCAGGAACTGATCAAACTACCAGTTTTACCACCGGTAGTTTTGCTACACAAGGTGGCGTAGCAATTGCAAAAAATTTATTAGTTGGTACAAATTTAGAAGCTGGCGGAACAACAACTTTACGTTCAGTTGTGCCTAAATCAACAACATTGTATGATTTAGGAGCATCGACTCTTAAGTGGAATAACATATATGCTGAAACAATTAATGCAGGTTATTTAAAAGGTGTTCTTGACGGAGACGTTGCAGGAAATGCTAGAACTGCTACTAACTTAAGAGAAAAAACAACTTTTCAGTTGACCGGGCAAGTTGAATCAAACGTTATCCAGTTTGATGGTTCGTTCGAAGGTCGCACAAAAATATTTGATACTAGGTTAACTGCAAACATTATTGATTCACAAATCGAACCAACACCAAATACTTCAACACCCGACGATCAAGTTTTAGTTTATCGACCAGGCACTGGATTATTAAAAGAATCTCGTGATGTATTTGTTGCAGACCTAGGCGTTCCTATCGGAGCAATAATGCCTTTTGCTGGATTGAATGTACCGTCTGGATACTTGTTGTGTGACGGTAGCGAGCAAGAAAAAGTAAAATACCAAGATCTGTTTGACGTAATTGGAAATAGTTACGGAGTTCCGTCTCGGGGTGTTAATACATTTAAAATTCCAGACCTACGAGGAAGATTTCCGTTAGGACGCGACAGCATGGATAATGGTACTGAAGTACCAAATGCCGGCGGCGGCGGTGGATTTGTAGATGCTGGAGGCGGAGGAATTGGTAGAATTCCAGGAACTGATGGAACTACATTAGGCGGTAGTGCTGGTGCTGCAACTAACTCTTTAGAAGTTAGAAACTTGCCGCAACACGAACACAGCCTAACACCGATTGATCAGCCAACCAAACAATACACAGTTGTTAGATTAGATAGCACAACCGTTCCAGGCACTAGCCCCGGAACTGGGCCTGGACCTACTTCTGTTGGACAAGCTCAATATTTAAACACAACAGGCGGAATTAAAACTACAGCAACGTTGGGTTCGGAATTTAGTATTTTAAATCCATATCTAACAATTAATTATATCATTAGATCAGGCCCTCCGGCTTTCTAATAACGGAATAAACTATGTCTTATACTATAAACAAAACAGATGGAAGTATACTAGCAACAGTGGCAGACGGACAGCTTGACCAGCTTTCGTCCGACCTGACACTTGTTGGTAAAAATTACAGTGGATTTGGTGAATCACTAAACGAAAATTTTGTTAAATTATTAGAAAATTTTTCCAGCACCTCTGCTCCAGCTCGTCCAACTAAAGGCCAAATATGGTTTGACTCTTCAGAGTCAAAACTTAAAGTATATAATGGATTGGGATTTGTTCCAGTTAGTTCAGCAACAATTGCCAATTTACAACCTACAACATTAGGTGTTGGCGACTTATGGTTTGACAATGTTAACAAGCAATTGTTTTTCTATGATGGCACAAATACAATTTTATTAGGACCGTCATACACTGCTGGCCAAGGGCGCAGTGGATTAGTTGTTTCAAATATTTTAGATTCTTTGAATCAAAATCGAGTTATTACTTCATTGTATGACAATGGAACATTATTGGGAATTTTTTCAAAAGATGCATTTACTCCAAAGGGAGCAATTGGCGGATTTAGTGGAAGTATTATACCTGGTTTTAATGCTGGTACAATTAGCGGATTTAAATTTAATGTAACTTCGACAAATGCTGATGCATTAGGTAATCAGCCAGCTGCTTCTTATCTAAGACGTGACACTGATAACATCATGAACGGTCAACGAGCAATTACATCAAATAGTGGAATTGCTATTGGAGATGCGCAGCAGGCACAAATTTACGTAGACAGCGGAGATATTACGTTTTTAAATGATTCAGAAAATAAAAATATCTCCATCAAAGTCAAACGTGGTGCCGCAGTTGATTCGGCGATTGTTATTAATTCAGTTAGCCAGTCGCTGGGGTTATATCCAACTAATCTTACAAGCGAAATACTTATTGGCGGAAATTTAACGGTAGTAGGAAATATAACAATACAAGGTGACACTACCACTGTTAATACATCAAATCTTTCAATTGAAGATAAAAATATAGAGTTAGCATCTGGTGCAACAACAAATGCCGATGCTGACGGCGGTGGTATCACATTAAAGGGGTTAACCAACCATACAATTGTTTGGAAAAATAACGGTGTGTCTTTGCTACAAGTAGGGACATGATGTAATGTGAATGTCCACATTAACTGAGTAGGATCTAAATATTTAGCAATCAACGGTGTTGAAGTTATTTCGTCTACAGCACTAGGATCGAATATTACTAGTATTCCAGGTGTAACTTCTTTCGGTACACAGTCTAAGTTAGTGGTTGGCCCGGTATTACCAGATGACAACAACCTTGGCGGCCCTCCGTTGACACCTTCAGGCAACAGTCCAACCCCGTATATGCGTCTTGATAGAAATCGTATTTCTACACTTGATTCAAACAGAGACATTGAGATTGCTCCTAACGGTCTTGGAAATATTGCATTAAAACAAGTTACCGGTGATCGATATATTGATCAAATTGAAGTGGGTAGACCAAGAATTACTGGCATGGGCGATCCATTAGCACTGCAAGATGCTGCAACAAAGAACTATGTAGACTCAACAATTGGTCGTAGAAATATTGTATTCAGCATGGACACTTCAGATGCAATTTCGGATTTTGGTATTGCATCATGGTTGACTCAAGTGGCACCTCCTACTGAATACGAAGAAGGCACAGTTGCACGAATACTATGTACATCATTATCAAATAGTGCATCTACAGTTAATTTGAACACATATCTTGGAACTAGCACAACAGAATTTATAACCCCACTTACTCCTGGGTCTGCAACTCCTGGCGGCACATCATTTGGAGTTAACAATGTTAGCTTTACTCCGGTAACCGTACCGCCACCAACATTCTCAGTATTTAGAACCGTCAAGGTTTTCCAACTGCAAACCGGAATATGGCGGGTTCCATCATGATGCACAATATTTTAGGGGCGATTTAAATGTCATATGTACTTAATAGATACAATGGAAGTCAGATAGTAGTCTTAGAAGACGGCGTCTTAGACAACTCAACCAGCGTTAATCTCATTGGTCGAAATTATACCGGATACGGTAGTGTGCAAAATGAAAATTTTGTTTACTTATTAGAAAACTTTTCTAATTCGGCTCCTCCTATCCGTCCGTTGTCGGGCCAGCTTTGGTATAATAATGCAACAAATTCTTTAAAACTATATGACGGTGCTAATTGGAAATCGGCAGCTTCGGCAAACGTATCAACAACTACACCGGTGGCAGCTACTGATGGAGATTTTTGGTTTAATTCTGCCATTAAACAATTGAGTGTATTCAATGATGGCGGGTGGAAAGTAATAGGCCCCGAAGGTGTTGCAGGATATGATTCAACTCAAACAGAAGCACTAGAGCTCACTGACAACAATACATTAAAACATCCAGTACTAGCTATCAATATTGATGGTGTAGTAGAAGCAATCTTTTCAAACGAACGATATACAATAGATGCAACGTCGGAAATTCCTGGATTTAGTTTGCTTGAGTCCGGCCTCAATATTAAAGACGGATCGTTTGTTCATGGAAATTTAAAAGGAAATGCTGACACAGCAACTTCACTTAAAAACACTCCTACTATTAACGGATTCTTATTCACAGGCGAAAACAATATAACTATTAAATCGTCAACAGTTGGTACTCTAACACGAGGCGAGTATCTTGTAGGCGGCAATTTTGATGGTGCAGTTTCAAGAACATGGTCAGTTGATGCTGGTCCAGATTCACGTGCTGGCAAAATTGTTGCAAGAGATGCAGCCGGCGGATTTTCAGCAGTTACCGTTGCAGCAACAACAGTAGAAGCGACAACATTAAAAGGCAAAGTAGTTGCTCCTGCCGGATCTACCAGTACATTTGACATCATTCAAGCAAATACAGTTATTGGATCATCATTGGCAGGAAATGCATTTTCAGCAGATAGACTATCTTCGGTTCGTACTATTAATGATGTTGGATTTGATGGCACCGCAAATATTACAATTCCAGCAGATGCAAATACATTAACGGGCACTCGACTAAATTTATCAGTGATCGAATCGTCGTTGACCACAGTAGGAACATTAAATTCTTTAAGAGTTGCTTCGTCGGGAATAACACTTGGATCTTCTAATGATTATCAATTGTTAATCCAAGATTCTATATCGAAGATTATTACAACTCAAGATTTTCAAATCAGCGTGGCCGACAACGTATCTATTAGTGGGTATTCGGCAATCAATATTAGACCTGGCGACGATGCTTACGGCGGTGACGATACTAATCCAACTGTCTATCCAAACGGACAGTGGAATCTTGCCGCTAAGTCTAATAGATTCAATACAGTATATTCATCCACTTCGGATGCAATAACTACAAAAACTGATACGATTTTGCCTAGTACCACTGGAACCAATACTGTAACAGTTTCAAGCAATTTAGTAGTAGCTGGAAATTTTACAGTTCAGGGTTCTGTAACAACAATTAATTCAACACAAACCGCAATTCAAGACTTGTTAGTAACATTGGCCAAAGGCGCTGCAACACCGGCAGCAGCAAACGGTGCTGGATTTGA